CTCCATTTATATGGATATCAGGTGACTTGTTAAAGGGCAAATACGACAAGTTCAGCGTAACCGAGATTGGATATACGGACGACGAGATATCGTACCTAAAGATAACAAACGACACAAAACATATCGTAGTTTTTCAATTTAACAACAGGAAAAAAACTGAGGAGCCAATAGAAAGAAAACCAGTTGAAGCACCGACAAATAATCTCAGTGAAATAACTACCGATAGCATAAGAGCAGAGATGACAAGAACAGGAATTGAAGAAAAGACAGTTCTTGAAATGTTCAAGGCTGAAAAGCTGGATGATCTCAATGATATATGCCGCAGGGCTGTAATGGCTAAGTTTTCACATACTGAGGACAAGAAATGACAAAGGTTATAGGTAGCGCTGCAAAGCTGGTCACGTTCCTTTTCAGCGTAAAAGATGAATCTAAACAGTGGGAGCTCAAAGAGCACAAGGAAAAAAGATCGCTGAATGCAAATGCGCTTGCATGGAAGTGCATTTCTGAAATCGCTCAGGCAATGATTCCTCCTCAGGATAGATGGGAAATCTATCTGAGAATGCTTCGCAAGTACGGCGTTAGCACATATCTGATACTTCACAAGAACGCATTGCCAATGGCGCAAAAAGTATTCCGTATTGTTGATGTTGTGGACGATGACTTCAAAGTAAATGGCTTTGCATCATGCCAGTGTCTGTGTTACTTGGGGTCATCGAAATACGATACAAAACAGTTCAGCGTTTTTTTAGATGGAATCATCAATCAGGAAATGTACAACATGGATCTGCCAATGCCGACATCAAAGGAGATGCAAAAATCACTTGATGAATGGCAACGGATTCAGGATTATCGAGTAAAGGAATAACAACGAATAAAGGATATGCATTTGAGTATGAGACAGCTGGAGCTGTCAAGCAGCGCGCAAACGCACTAAAGAGGGCACTGAACAATGCACAAGAGGACAAAGGCTACATCAATACCAATGAGAGTTAAGAAGGCCGTATACGAGCGGGACGGTGGCTTGTGCATATTCTGTAATCGTCGAGGCCTCCCAGAGGCACACGTTATCAGCAGGTCGCATGGCGGTCTTGGAATAGAGACAAACATAGTAACAGCGTGCAGGACGTGCCACGACAGAATGGATAACAGCACTGACAGAGCCGTGTATTTAGCAGTTGCTATCGATTATTTGAAACACATTTATCCGGATTGGAAGTCAGAGGATCAAGTATACAAGAGGTGAAAATGTCCAGAACAACAAGGTTTGTGATGAAATGCGTAGCGTGTCCGTACTACACGTCGGAGTCACCGGTCGAAATCAAGTGCAGGGACAGAAACATTGGTCTTTGCGGTGACTGCACAATGAGCATCTTCCGCGATAAGGCCTCAAAAGACTACCACAAAGAGGACTTTTGCAACGGATATTACAAGAACTGTCCTATTTATTTGGCGTTTGAGGAGGGCAAATGATTAAGCAGGGTGATCCAAAAAAGCGAGGCAAGGCGTCACGAAACAAAGGAAAGAGCGGAGAGCTCGAGTTGATGCATATCCTTAATGAAACATGGGGGCTGAATGTAAGACGCGGACACGTATTTGATCACGAGAGCGACCTTGTAGGGCTCACAGGCGTGCATCCTGAGGTAAAGAGGCAAGAACACCTTAACGTATACGCGGCCGTCGATCAGGCGCACGTAGAAGCCAAAAAACGGCAAGATGGTGTGCCGGCGGTATTCCACAGACGTGACCGCGGCGAATGGCTTGTAACAATGAGCCTCGATGACTGGATAGATTTTTACGGAGCGTGGAAAGATGGAAGGTAAAAAAAGCTGCGTGATTTACGATTCATGGGGCGATCTGATATGTAATCTGCCAGACGAACTTGCAGGAAAACTTACAAAAATGATATTAGGTTATGCGTTCAAAGGAATCGAAACGGAAAGCGATGATCCGGCAGTAAAGGCAATTTTTTTAATGGTTCGAAAGAAACTTGATGAGGACGACGAGAAATACAGAAGCAAAGTCAAGCGAATGGCTGATAATTCAGCTCCGAACAACGCAGAAACAGAACCCGACACGAAATCGACACGATATCGACACGATATCGGTACGAAATCGACACGAAGTCGAGACGATATCGGCGGTGTATCTGTATCTGTTAATGATAATGATAAAGACTTAAAAGAAAAACAAAGCAAAAAGAAAGCGGCGGCAAGCGCCTACTCTGATGACCCTGCACTTGATAGATCGATAAAGAACTTTATCGAGAGTCGTAGGAAGATGAGAAAGCCGATGACTGACAACGCTATTGATTTGTTTTGCAGGCACCTTGAAAACTTAGCTCCGGGGAATCACTTAGAGCAGATAAGCCTGATAAATACGGCTATTGAGCGTGGCTGGCAGACAGTTTATCCTCCCGGAGACTCAAAGAAGCGAGAACCGGGATTCAAGCAGAACACCTACACTGCCGACGAATTAAGCGCACTTGATAACTGACGGAGGACTATTCGATGACAGCAAAACCGGCAAAGGAGCCAGAAGAAAAGCGTTGTGGTACATGCAATTACTACATCCGAGTGAACAACTATTACGGTCAATGCATAGTCTACAGCAGAGCTTGCAGCAACGACAACAAGAAATGCGCGAACTGGAGAAAGCTCAGTAATATACAAAGGAGGTAAAACATGAAACTATTTCAATGCAGTAAATGCGCAAGGCTGATGCCGAGCGATGGGAGAACTGGCAGGAAGTGTTCAATGTGCCTGTTGAAACAGCTGCAAAGCTGATGCACAAGAAAAACAATTTTGTGTATGAAGGTCTAAGACAGGGTATTTTCCCTTGGGGTTATGCGGTTAAGACAAGTTAAACATGGTCATATTACATCAGTTCAATGAAATTCACAGAATGTACAGGTATCAAAGTACAGTTAGAAATGGAGCTTAATTATGAAAGGTTATAAGGTATTTAATCCTGATTTTACTTGCAGGGGTTTTCAGTATGAAGTAGGTAAGACCTATGAAGAAGATGTTGTTCCTAATGTTTGCGAAGTGGGTTTTCACTTCTGTCAGAAACTTGCAGATTGTTTCAGTTACTATGATTTTAACCCAAATAACAAAGTGGCTGAAATTGAAGCCCTTGGTGATATTGATGTGGGTGATAACAAGTGCTGTACCAATAAAATTACAATCGTGAAGGAGATCGCATGGCAGGAAGTTCTTGAAATTGTCAATACAGGAAAGGGTGATACGGGTCTTCGCAACAGCGGTAATCACAACAGCGGTAATTGCAACAGCGGTGATCGCAACAGCGGTAATTGCAACAGCGGTGATTGGAGCAGCGGTGATCGCAACAGCGGTCATTGCAACAGCGGTGATTGGAACAGCGGTGATTGCAACAGCGGTAATCGCAACAGCGGCAATCTCAACAGCGGTGATTGGAACAGCGGTGATTGCAACAGCGGTAATTGCAACAGCGGTGATTGGAACAAGACAAGCTTTTCTTCAGGGGTATTTTGTACAGAGCAGCCAAAGCTGATTATGTTTAACAAACCTACGGAAATAACATTTGCTGAATGGAGAAACAGCAGGGCTTGCAGACTTCTAAACAGAATTGATTTAAGACCAACAGAATTTATTTGGCCAAGGAATATGACAGATGAAGAAAAAGTAGCACATCCTGAATGGGAAACTACAGAAGGATATTTAAAAAAACTTGATACTTCTGAATGTTGTCATGATTGGTGGATGAATTTGAGTATGGAAGAAAAATGTGCCATCAAGAATATGCCAAACTTTGATGCTGGAATCTTCAAGGAAATTACAGGAATTCAGGTGTAAGGCAATGGCACGAAAAGTTTTCATGGGAGAGGTGAACAAATGAGACTAATTGAGGCAGAACCGGTAGTACATGCACACTGGGAATATCTAGATATCGTATTTTCCTACGAGGGAGAATTCGGAGCATATGTATGCTCGAACTGTAATAGGGCATTTCTCGACGATCTATGCCAAGACAATGGA